CTTCGCCTTCAGGTTCCATTCGTCGAACAGCGCTGCGAGTGCCGGGCGATCGCGATACTTGAAGGTGAACTCGATTGCCTCGGGCTCACACCCAACGACGGGGATGTGCACAAGTGCCCTGAACGTAGGGTTCTGAGCGATCCTGATCTTTGCCATGAGAAGTCCTTATGCGCCAGCCAAGTAACGGAGCGAACGAGCAGAAAGCCCGATGCTGATGGTGCGCGTCATGACGTTGTTGCGCTCCATCGTTGGATCGGGAGTGATGCTCACATAACCCGGATAGAGGATCTGATCGCCATTGCGCAACTTCATGCGCACGACGGCCAGCTCTTTGGTGTCATCGAAGCCCTCGACTGTCTCGACGTATTGAGCGGTCGGCTGATCCTCCACCACGATGGTGATCGTGGTCGGGTTTCGGTTGGTTGGAAATTGCTTGTCGTCGTCATCTTCCAGGTAGCCGACAGTTTGGTATTGCTGCTCACCGCCGGAGGATGTGAAGGACGTAACTTTCGAGATTTGCGTCCATCCGGACACAGGAATCACTGAGCCAGAACCTGCGCCAACAGTGAATTTGTCAGTGTTGATGGTATTGAGACCAGCCAAGGCAAAAGCATCGGCAGTGACGCCGGACGCCTTTACTGCACGGTCATTGATCAGCGCCCAACCGGAGTTGATCAGCAAAACGTCGCCATTTTCGATGCTGTGCCCCACAGAAGCAGCGACCGGCGGTTTCGCATTGGTCAAGGCAGTGAAAGCGACGGCGGATCCCATAATGCTGGCAATCTCCAGCACAGCGCCGTTCGGCAGCGGGAAGCGTGCGGCCATGGTGTGTTTCCTCTTGAGTGCCCGCCTGACGGCGGTAGGTTATGCCCCAGCGGGCGGTAGGTCTGCGACACCTGCGTAGGTGAAGCTGGCCGGGACCGTGTAGGTCGCCGACTCTGTGATTGTTGGCCCTTGATCTACTGGTTCCGTGATGAGGCCATCGAACCCGTTGCGGGCCAGTGGCGTGTCTACGCGAAAGAGTTGGGTCAGCTCTTCAACAAGCGTCTCTGCGGTGGCCATGGCCTGGGCAGATGGACAGACGATGCTGATCTGATAGACGCCGGTGTACTCGTAGGCGTCCCCGCCGAGATAGCGGCAGGTGGTGTTGGCTGGTAGCTGGAAGGCCCGCAGATAGGTTTCAGATGGATTCGGCGTAAATGGCTGATTCGAGTAGGCCACTCGTATTGGGCGCGCAGCCGACCATGCGGCCAGCTTCGTTTCGATGGCCTGACGGGCGCGTGCGTGACTCATACCTGATTGTTCCTGATGGCCTCCAACACGATCTGCTGGAAGCGAGCCACGGTTACACGGACCATGCCGCCGGGGGCCTGGGTCGAATGACCGAACTCCAGCGGAATCGCGTAGGGCAAGTTGTTTACGATGAAAGCCGTTTGCCCGGCCTTGAACTCGATTGCACCCGCCACAAGCCGTGCAGTCGCCTCAGCCCCTGTCGGATCCGGGTGAATGCGGAAGCTGTTGTCGACAGATCCAATGGAGAAGTTCCAGTTCGCCCGAAAGCGCCCGCCGACATAATCCCGACCAGAGACCAGGCCATTCACATTGAAATTCTGATCGCGCTCGGTCTTCGTCAGCGGCTTAGCGTATTTCACGCTGCGCTTGAGATTGCCTGCCTTCGTGAAGTTCGACTCGTTCAGGTTGATGAGCGTGTTTCGTACGGCGACTTTGAAGTCGTAGTCATCTGCTGCGCGGGAGTTGGCCTGTCGATGAGCAACGTTTGCAGCCCATATTTCAGGGTTGCCCACCGGCGACATGCGAATGATGCTGCTACCAATCTCGATGATGATCTCGCGAAGACTCGCGTCAATTGCTTCACTGGCCTGGGCGGCAAACTCAGCCAGGCTCAGGGCGAAACTTCCGGACTGGCCGGCGCCCGCCCGGCTCATGACCGCACCTGCAACTCATAGAGGATCGTAGTCCCGGCGGGATTCACCTCTTTCAACGGCGGCACAATTGACCAGGTGCGCCCCTGAATGATCACCTTGTTCAGCAAATCCGGAACCCACTCAAGCCCCTGCGCGGCGATCTTGAGCTTCTTGTCGCCCTGCTTGATGAGGCTGTTGTTCTGGAATTCCTGACCGGTGAAGTCGAGCAGGATGCCTTGGGCGATTTGCTCGACGGGCACGCCTGGCGCTTCGCCGCCGAGATCCGGGTCGTACTCGCCCGGCTGAGTCTTGCTGATAGTCACCGGCTGGCCGAACTCTGTGATCATCTCCAGAGCCATCACGGCCATTTCGTCGTAGAAGGTGGCCATGGTGGTCTCCGTTGCTGCTATGCGCGCACTGCGAACAGGCCGCGCTTTTGTAGGTAGTCGGCAAACTGCGTAGCGCTCGGTCGATCCGGCGCCGCGGGCAGCAGCCTGTTACTGGTTGATGGGATCGCCGCGTACTGGCGCGTCACCGCCCCCTCGACACGATCCAGCAGCACAGCACCTTTGCGCTTCTCCACCGGATCGATATCGTCCTGATGAAGCTCCGCAGCGAGCGCCATCTGGCCGTACTGGATTCGCGCCGGCAGGTAGTTGTCGGGCTTGATCTCGTAATCCAGCTCGACGCCTCGGCGCGGCCAGGACAGTGCTTGTTCACTGTTGGACTTTCGCCCCTTCCACGTCATGCCGTCCATTGCCAGCGCGGCCCGGCGCAGCAGCGCTTCCTGCGCTGGCACATCTGCCGGGATGGTCACGCCGAACTTCACGGCGTACATGGCCAGGTCTTCGGCGGATGCGTAGCTCTCGGCGTCAGGCTTGCCGGTACCGTCCTCGATGATGAGAGTCATGAATCAGCTCGCTGTGTTTTTTGAATCGGGCACCAGTGAATGCGCTCCCGGATTATTACGCGTTCGGAATCTCAGAGACCGCCTTTTCCAGCGATTCTACTGAAGCATTCGCCCGATACGTCACGTTGGCGGCGTCGAGTTGCGCTTTAAGGCTCGCGATCTTTTCGGCATTGTCGACCGGTTCCGCTGCCGCCTTCAGGCGTTCGACTTCAGCGCGGAGAGATTCAATCTCGCCCGCCAAGTTGTCACGCTCACCGGTAAGGGCTTCGAAACCCTCGTGAATCGCTTTCAGCGCACCGAACAAGCGGATCGGCAGTTCGCCGGCGCCCGGGTGTTCCAGTTCAGCCAGGCCTTCGGCGGCGTCGATCAGCAACACGATGCCGTCACGCTCCGCATTCAACTTGTCGATCAGCTCCTGCAGCGCAGTATGGTCACCACTATCGGCGATCAGCAGCACCGGTGCCGATTCAATCTGCCGCACCGTCACCTCCGGCACATCATCGGCCTCGCCATCGCGACTCTCGGTGATGTTCGCGTCGATGATGCGCAGCCCGTGTTCCTTCGCCAACGCTTTCACGTCTTCCCGGTACTGGTGAAACGGTCCGGGTAGATACCAGATTTTGTTGCTCATGATTGCATCTCCGCCACGCCGGGCACACGTCCCGGCTTGGACATTACGGGGTTACTTGGAGGCGTCACCGATCAGGGCCACACCGGCGGTGTGCTTGATACTGGTAGCGGTCTTGTCCCAGTTGGTACCGGTCGCCAGCTCGGCGTCGGTCGGAGACTTGCCGCCGGTGGTGGTGTCCCAGGTGTAACCCTTCAGACCCAAGCCGAAGGTGTAATCAGTTTGGAGCGTGGTTTCGATGCGCTCCTTGCCGTTGGTGGTCTGGACGTTGCTGATGATGTCGCGGCCGTCGTGGACCAGCGCAGCGCCTTGCACCAGGGAGAGGATGATTTCCTTGTTCGGGGTGCCGGCCTGCATCAGCGCAGGGGCATCCGTCACAACGGAGATCTTGCCGAGGATGTCCACCACGCGAACGTTGCCCGCCTGGAACAGCTGCTGCTGGTTCGCCAGGTTCTGGCCGACCAACTTGTGGTAGCTGGTGCCCTGCATCACCTGTGTGACCAGGTTCTGGCTTGCGTCGCCGAACTTCGCATGCGCGTTGTTCAGACCGGCGTAGGTAATGCCTGCGGTCGCCGACACATCGTTGACTGCGGCGGCTTGGGCGGTGATCGCTGCAACCAGTGCCGCGATCGCAGTGTTCAGCTGGTCCTTCAGCAGGATTTCAGCAAACGCACGGCTCGCGACTTCGATACCTTGCGCAGTTGGGCGCTCCAGCCAGGTCATCTGCGATGGCTCATAGCGGATCGGGCCGAAGCCGCCGGCGACCTTCACCGAAGTGTTCTTAAGCTCGGTCAGGTCGGTGGCAGCAACGGCGGCGTTGGCGCTGTAGCGGTCCACGCGGCGCTGGGCAGCAGCAAGAGTCTGGAAGAACGACTCTTGGAGGAAGTCGCCAGTGAAGCCGTCCGGGGACAGCACAATAGCGCCCCGGCTCGCAGCGTTGAACGCGGCGAGATACTGATCCAGCGTCTCAAGAGTCGCCGGCATGATGTATTCGTTGAAAACCTGCATTTGCGACAGGGACATGAGTTATTTCCTTACGATTGAGGGAGATCCGGGAACCGGCTTGCGATAGCTGCCTGTCGT